GATGTTTTAAGTATTACAGGTAATAATGCTAACGGATCAGCAATCTTTACAAGAGCTGGTACTCCAACAGGAAAAACTTTAACATTAAACTTTGGTACTGCTTATGCAGACGCAACATTAAAAATTGTACATACTATTTCTAAATCAATTGCTGATAGTAAATCAAAAACTTTACAATCAGATTCAACGAAAGCATTTTCAAGTCAGTCTGAAATACAAAGTGGTACTTTAAACTTAGGTAAAGCAGATATTTACGCTTTAACATCCGTTAAGATGTCAGCTGACTTTAGTACAGACGCAACATCAGGCGATACAGATATTACAGATAGATTTGATTTAGATAACGGACAAAGAGATAACTTCTATGATGTTGGTAGATTAAAATTAAAAACAAATGCATTAACACCTACTGGTAGATTATTAGTTACATTTGATTACTTCACACATGGCGCTGGAGATTATTTTGATGTTGACTCTTATGATGGTGCTGTTGCATACGCAAATATTCCAAGTTATACATCCGTTAACTCTGGTGAAAGATATGAATTAAGAGATTCATTAGACTTTAGACCACGTGTTGCTGATGATAGTACAATAAATTCTGGTGGACAAGACAGAGATTACGATACAACAAACGGCGCAACTGTATTAAACGTTGTCAAGTTTGGCACAGACGTTGCAGGTGACTTTGAATATTACTTACCGAGAATTGATAAAGTTTACTTAGATAAAAATGGTTCATTTAAAGTATTAAAAGGTGCTTCATCATTAACACCTCAAGTTCCAGGAACTTTAGATAATGCAATGCATTTATACACATTATTTTTACCAAGTTATACACTAGATACTGCTGATATTGGTATTGAAACAGTTGATAACAAACGTTACACAATGAGAGATATAGGAAGATTAGAAAAGAGAATAGAAAATACAGAATACTATACTCAACTTTCAATGTTAGAACAAAATGCCCAATCATTGCAGATACAAGACTCTGAGGGTTTTGATAGATTTAAAAATGGATTTATAGTAGATAACTTTACAGGTCATAATATTGGTGACGTGGGTAATAATGATTATAAAGCTTCAGTTGATTATGCTGAAGGACAATTAAGACCATCTTTTAACGAAGACGCAATACAACTTATTGAAAGAGATGATGACGGCACAGCAATTGTAGCTGCAGATAGAGCAGATTCAAACTATGCAAAAACAGGTGATTTAATTACTCTACCATTTACAGAGTCTACATTAATAGATCAACCTTATGCAAGTAAATCAATCAACGTAAACCCATTTGGTGTATTTACATGGATTGGTTCAATAGATTTAACACCACCAAGTGATGAATGGAAAGAAACAGAAAGAGCACCAGAATTAGTAATTAATAATCCAAATGGAAGTTGGGATAACTTAGTTAAAAATAACGGCAACTCTGGTCAATTATCTGAATTTCCAATGTCAACCGTATGGAACGAATGGCAAGATACGTGGACAGGTCGTCCAGTAGAAACTGAAAGAAGAAATACAGGTACATATAGAAAAAGAGGTGGACATGGTTGGAGAGTTATTGCTAGAGAAGAAGTAACAACAACACAAAGAGTTCAACAAGCACGTACAGGTATTAGAGCTGTTGCTGTTCCAGAAACAGTTAGATCATCTATGGGTGATAAAATTATTTCAGTTGCATTTGTACCTTTCATAAGATCAAAAACTATAACATTCTCAGCAACTAGATTAAAACCAAATACAAGAGTTTATGCTTACTTTGATAACATTTCAGTTGGCGCTTATGTAACACCTACAGGTGGTTCTTTAGGTGGCAATTTAATTACAGACGTTAACGGCGCTGTATCAGGTACTTTTGTAATACCTGATCCTAAAGTGGATGCAAATCCAAGATGGAGAACAGGTAAGAGATTATTTAGATTAACAAGTTCAGCTTCAAATAGTCAAACTAACTCAGACGTTGATACAGCTGCTAATGCAGAATACACAGCTTCAGGTACAATTAATACTGTACAAGAAACTATTGTATCAAGTAGAGAATTTAAAGTTGAGATGAGAAGTGTAACAGATACACAAACAATTAATAGAACATCTACTAGAACGGAAGAAAGACAAGTTGGTTACCATGACCCATTAGCTCAAACTTTCTTAGTTGATGACGCTGGCGGTGTATTCTTGTCAAGTGTTGATTTATACTTTAGTTCAAAAGATTCAAATATACCAGTTACAGTTCAAATTAGAGATGTCGTAAATGGTTATCCTGGACAAAAGATATTACCTTTCTCAGAGGTAACATTAAATCCTAGTTCAGTAAATACAAGTTCAGATTCATCAACAGCGACAACGTTTAATTTCCCAAGTCCTGTTTACATACAAGAAAATGTTGAATATTGTTTTGTAGTATTATCAAACTGTCAAAACTATAATGCTTATGTAGCAAGAATGGGTGATACAAATTTATTATCAGATAGATCAATTTCATCACAACCATATGCTGGTGTTATGTTCAAATCACAAAACGGTACAACTTGGTCTGCTGAACAAAATGAAGATATGAAATTTAAATTAAAAAGATGTGAGTTTAGTAATGTTACAGGTACAGTTACGCTTGTTAACGATACTTTACCAAGTAGAACATTAAAAACAAATCCATTAAGAACAACAAATGGTTCTGCTGTAATTAGAGTATTCCATCCAAACCATGGTATGCATACAACAGCAAATAATGTTACAATTTCTGGAATGCCTTCAGGAACAACAAATGGTATACCTGCAGCTGAAATTAATACAACTCATACATCAATTTCAAATATTACGTTAGACAGTTACGATATAACTGTTTCATCAAATGCCAACACTACTGGCGATATGGGTGGTTCTGCTATAGTAGCAACACAAAACAGACATTATGATTTAATAAACTTATCGGGTATTCAAACAATGCAATTACCAGGTACACAAATAAATCACTATGTAAGACCTACAAGTTCAACATCTGTAAGTGGTAGTGAAACATCATTTGCTCTAACAAGTGCTACAAATAAAATTGCAGTTGTAGGTAATGATAATATTTCATTTACTTCACCAAATGCAGTTTACTCAGAGATTAACGAAACAAATGAAATTTCAGGTTCAGCAAAATCTTTCTGGACAATTTTAGAATTAACAACAACAAATACTAAATTGTCGCCTGTAATTGATACTCAAAGAATAAGTGCATTTGTAGTTTCAAACAGATTAAATAGTCCACAACCAAGTGATCCTGATTACGTATCTGATATTGCAAATACAGGTACATCAACAGCTGCTGTGTATTGTACAAAACCAATTCTACTTGAAAATACATCAACCGCTTTAGATGTAAGATTGACAGCTAATGTTAGAGGTTCATCTGAAATAGAAATGTATTACAGAGTAACAGGTCCACAGGACGAAACAAGTGTACAAGATTTATCTTGGATGCCATTTAATTCAACTGGTGCTCCAGATGTTGCAGTTGCACCTGCGACAAATGACGCTACGTTTAATGAGTTAAAATACTCAGCAAGTAACATTAGTGAATTTACAACTTTCCAACTAAAAATAGTTATGAAAGGAACCAACTCATCATATCCACCAATTATTAGTGATATGAGAGGTATAGCATTAGCGGTATAGTATGGCAAGAGTAAGAGTTGAAAATTATACAAATCTTATCAGAGATACTAGATCAAGTGCTATTGTAAATACAAATACTATGGCTTTTAAAGAATATATGGCAAAAAGAGATGATAGACAAAAACAACAAGATGAGATAAGATCAGCGGTAAAAGAAATAAATACTTTAAAGGCAGAATTATTAGAAATAAAAAATATGATAAAAGAGGTTATTAAAAAATAATGGCAATTCGAAGCGTAGCATCCACAGATACTTTAGGTACTTTAAGAACTACATTTAATAGTTTAGGTACAGACGTAGGTGATCTATCTAATTTGAACACCTCTGATACTTCAAATATTGTGTCTGCTTTAAATGAAGTAAGATCACAAACAAGTTCTATTTTTGTTGTTGATGAAAGTTCAACGAGTACAGAAATTGAATCAGGTGAAAGCCTAAATATCTCCGGTGGAACAAATTTAACAACAGCTTTGACGGGAGATCAGTTGGATATTACTCTAAATTCAACAATAACAGGATTGACAAGTATTACTTCAACAAATGGCGTTTTTACTACTAGTTTAACATTAGGTGGTATTGATGTCGCAACAAAACCTTTTGCTATAGCACAATCTATAGCGCTAGGATAAAAATAATTTTTAGATTATATCATTTTTTAGATATTTTCTATTATAAATAAACATAAGAGGATAATTTAATGGCTAACGATTTTAAAAGATTTGCAAAAGCTGGTGTTAGTAACAACACAGGCGCTAGTGCTGACGCAATTTATACCGTACCAGCAGGTGCAGGTTCAAGTGCGTTGGAATCAATCGTTATCGGTATTTCATTAGCAAACACTTCTACATCACAAGACACAACTGTTTCTGTATTTTTAGATAACTACGACGGAACAAATGATGTCCACGTTGTAAAGACTGTTTCTTTACCTGCTTCAACGCAGATCGAGCTAATGACTGGTAACAAATTGGTACTACAGAATAACGGTACAACAGGAGATGTGTTAAGGGTATTTGCCGCTAACGCTTCAATAGTTGACGCTACTGTTTCTGTATTAGAAGACGTATAATAGTTACTAATATTTAAGCTAAGAGAAGGAACAACAATGAGGTACTTACCAATAGAAAAACAACCAACGGCTATCGTAAGAAGAACAGCTACAGGAAATGGTTCTAATACTGATTTCACCGTATCTAATGGTCTTACTGCTGATAAAATGATTGTAGATGTAAATGGTATACTCCAATTACCTACAACAAACTATACTGTATCGGGAACAACATTGACTTTTGATAGTGCCCCCGTAAATGGACATGTAGTGCAAATAATCGAATTGCCTGTGTAATGAGAGAGGATAAATACTAATATGCCACGTAAAATACATTCAGATAACACAGATTTTAACACCGATACAAGTTCAATCGGTATACCAAAAGGTACAACTGCTCAAAGAAATTCACCATCAAATGCTGGTGCAATTAGACATAATACAACTGAGGGCGGTATCGAACAATGGACAGGTGCAGCTTGGTCAGTAATTTATCCAGATCCAGTAATAACATCAGTAACATCCTCTACATCTGGACTTAACGAAGACGATAACGCAACTGTAACTATCAACGGTTCATCTTTAGGACAAATTTCATCAGTTAAGTTTTTAAATAACTCTAACGGTACTACAATACAAAATTCAGCAACAGTAACAGTTGTAAGTGGAGATCAGGTAACTGCTTCATATGTTGCTTCAGACTTTACAGCAGGTCAAGTAATTGACGTTAAAATTGAAACTGCTACAGGTCAAACAGCAACAGATTCAGCCGCATTTACAATTTCTGCCGATCCTGTTTGGTCAACAAGTTCAGGAAGTTTAGGAACTGTATCAGATACAGGTAGATCAGGATATTCAGTAACAGTTACAGCTACAGCTTCTGATTCAGCAGATATACAATATGAATTAGCTTCTGGTTCATTGCCAGCAGGTGCTTCATTAAATGGCATAACAGGTGTTATATCAGGTAACTTGACAGTTGTAGGTTCATCAACAACTTCAAACTTTACTATAACTGCCGTTGCTCAAACATCAGATTCGTCTGTAAGAAGAACAGATAGATCATTTTCAATTACAGTTTCACCACCATCAATCACATTTACAAACTCAGGTTCATTAGGAACTTTAGCTAACTATGCTAGATCATCTGATAACTTGACATCAGGAGATTGTGGTGCTTCAGTAACATCAGGTTCAGTAGGAAGTTTCACAGTTACATCTGGTTCACTACCAGGTGGTTTATCATTATCATCATCAGACGGTAATATTACAGGTACTGCTAATGCTGTAAGTTCAAACACTACATCAAGCTTTACTGTACAATGTACTGCTACAGGTGATTATGGTACAATTAATGCTTCACAATCGTTTTCTATTACAGTTAACGGACCAACAAGAACTACATATTCAAACTCAACATCATTCAACGCACCAGCAGGTATGACATCACTTGATGTATTAGTAGTTGCAGGTGGTGGCGGAGGTGGTAGTGCCGGTCAAAACCTTAACTCAGAAAAAGGTGGTGGCGCAGGTGGCGGTGGTCTAATTTACAGACCAGGTTTTCCTGTTTCTGCAGGTTCTAACTACACAGTAACAGTTGGAAACGGTGGTACTAACCCGGCTATTAAAAACACAGGTAACATTGGACAAAACTCCGTGTTTGGTTCACTAACTGCTATCGGCGGTGGTAGATCAAACGGTGGTTATGCAGGTGGTAACTTAGACGGTGGTTCAGGTGGCGGTGCAAAAGGTCACGGCGGTCACGGAAACGCTCAACAACCAGGACAACCAGGCGATTCAGGAACTTACGGTTTCGGTCATCCAGGTGGCGGTTCATCAGGACAGCAACCAGGTGGTGGCGGAGGTGCCGGCGGTGGCGGTGGACGTCCAAACGGTGGTTCCGGTAGAACATACTCGATATCAGGTTCAGCTATAACCTATGCAGGTGGTGGCGGTGGTCACACTGGTTCAGGATCAGGTGGCGGTGGTCACTCAAACGGTCAACCAGGAACTGCTAACAGAGGTGGTGGTGGTGCAGGATCACATGAGCAATCAGGTGGTACTGGCGGTAAAGGTGTAGTAGTTATTTCTTACTAATACTTTTATTTTATTAAATTAAACAAGTGAGGATATTATGAACAAAGAAAACTTTGAGTCACCATTTGACTACGATCAGATTACTTTCGAACACAAAGAAGCTATCAAAGAAGTCATTACTATTTTAGAGAATGCTAAATCACAAGGCGTTCCTATAGATATGATAATTCCTGTTATTAGAACAAAATTTGATATTATGGACATTCCAGAAATGTCTATGGATGAAAGTAAAATGATTCAATTAGCACGTAAATTCAAAGAAAAATCAGGTCAATCAGTAGGAGAAACCATACAAGGTTATTCCTTGAGAGGTGATAATTACAAAGTACCTCATGTAAGTTTTTCTGCTGATTTAGATATGTTAGATGAATTTTTAAAATTTGTTAAGGAGAAAGAAAATGATTAACAAAATTATAGAAACTTTATTTCCCTTTTGGTTTCCTAAAAATGTAGATAAAAAGATAGAATCTATAGAAAAAAAGGTAAACACAAAAGGTATAGAAAAAAAGACAAAAGCTGAATTAGAAAAATTAGGTAGAAAAATCGGTATCGAATTAGATAAAAGATTAACTAAAGATAAACTAATAAAAGCAATTAAAAAAGCAAATAAATAGTTATAAATAACTATAGAAGGTGAAAAATTATGGCAGAGAATGAAAAGAAAATAACTATTGATGGTGTTGAATATAAAGAATCAGAGTTAAGCGTTAGATTAAAGAATATCATATCTATTCGAGCTGAAATTCAAATGTCAAAAGTAAGGCATGAATTAGAGTTAGAAAAGATTGATGTATTAACTAATTATTACAATGGGAAAATAAAAGAAGAGTTAGAACAATTAGAAAAAAAAGATGGCGGCAGTAGCTAATTTAACAATCGACCAAGGCGCAACATTCAGTTCAGATGTTACTGTAACTGATAGTGCTGGTGACGCTTTTAACTTAACCGATTATACTGTAGCTGCGAAGATGGCCAAAGGTTATTCTTCAGCAAACACACGTACCTCACTCACAACAGCAGTTAGTACTCCAACAAATGGAATAATAACACTTTCCCTTACAGCAGATCAAACAGCCGCTTTAGACGCTCCAGCAAGATATGTGTATGATGTAGAGATTACAAGCACAGATTCTACTGTTACCAGAGTAATCGAAGGCATAATAACTGTAAATCCAGGCGTAGTAGGTTAATTATTTAACTCTTATCTCTTATAAATATAATTATAAATATTAACGGGAGAGAACCATGGTAAGAGCAGTTATTAACAATACAGGTGGCACAAAAGCCACAATTAACTCAAATAACGGCAACGCACCACAGCAAGTATCAGTTACATTACCAAGTGGAACAGGTAGTGCTGGTTCAATCCAAAGATTATCCGCTTTAAGTGATGTAGATGTATCAAGTGTAGCAGACGGTGCTCTACTTCAATATAACGGAACAACACAAAAATTTACAGCAAAGAACGAGCTAGATACTACTACAGGAACATTAGTATTCAATGGCGGTTCTTTTTAGGAGCAATTTAAATGGCAACAATAATACAAATAAAAAGAAGTTCGAATACTTCCGCTCCATCAACGCTTAAACTAGGTGAATTAGCTTATACTTATGGTACTGGTACCCAAGGCAATAACGGAGATAGACTCTTTATTGGTGAAGGTGGTGTAGATGGTAATGGTGACGCTAATAATATTACAGTAATAGGCGGACAATATTTTACAGACATGTTAGATCATGTCGCAGGTACATTAACAGCTAGTTCGGCATTAACAACAGATAGTAACCTTGCTATTGATACGATCAATGTAGGTAATTCAACAACTGCTGGTGGTGAAATAAGATATAACGAGGGTACAAATAACGGTTCAAATTATATTGGACTAAAAGCTCCTAACTCTGTTACAACATCAACAACATTTACATTACCAGATGGTGATGGTTCTTCAGGTCAGTTTTTAACAACTGATGGTTCTGGAAACTTATCATTTGGTACAGTTACACAAACCTTATCTATCGCTGCTGATAGTGGTTCAAACGACTCAGTAAGTACAGGTGAAACAATTACTTTCTCAGGTGATACAGGTATTACAACAAGTGTTACAAACAATGAAATTTCAATTGATTTAGATGACACAGCAGTTACACCAGGTTCCTATGGTTCAACAACTGCTATTCCAACTTTTACAGTAGATCAACAAGGTAGACTTACAGCCGCAAGTACAGTAAGTGTTGCCACTACCTTAACTATTGTGGATGAGTCATCAACTGCTACATCAATCAATCTATTAAGTGATACACTTAAAATTACAGGTGGTACTGGTCTTGCAACTTCAGTTTCAGGTGATACATTAACAATAGACTTTGATAACAATGCTGTATTCAACGGCCTTGATATGAATGGTACTGAGTTAATCTTAGACGCTGACCAAGACACAAGTATTACTGCTGACACGGATGACCAAATTGATATTAAAATTGGTGGTAATGATATTTTAACAATAACACCTGGTCTTTTAGACCTTAAAAATGATGGTTCAACTGTTTCAAAAATAAAATTATATTGTGAATCAAGTAACGCTCACGCACAAACACTTATAGGTGCGCCACATTCTGAGGGTGCTTCAAATACACTTACACTTCCAGGTACAGGTGGTGACGCTAGATTAGTTTCAACTTCATCTACAGCTACACTTTCAAATAAAACTATTGATAGTGCAAATAACACGTTAACAGTAGATTTATCAGAAGCTACAGTAACAGGTACTTTAGCAGAATTTCAAACTGCTGTATCAGACGCAACATTAGTTGATTTAGACGATTCACAAACATTAACAAATAAAACTATGGATGCAAACAGCAATACGTTTGCAAATATTCCAAATTCATCATTAACAAATTCTACAATTACTTTAGGTTCATCTACATTAACATTAGGTGCTACAACAACAGACGTTGCAGGTATCACATCATTGACAGTAGATAATGTAAACGTAAATGGTAATACAATTACTACAACTGATACAAATGGTAATTTAATTTTAGATCCAAACGGTTCAGGTACAGTAGATGTAAACTCTAGTAGAATTACATCTGTTACAGATCCGTCAAGTGCTCAGGATGCAGCTACAAAAGCATATGTTGATAGTGTTGCTAACGGATTAGATGTTAAAGATTCGGTTAGAGTTGCAACAACAGCTGCCTTAGCTGCTTGTACTTACAATAATGGTGCAGGTACTTTGACTGCTGACGCTAACGGAGCATTATCAATTGATGGTGTTACAGTTTCTACAAGCGATAGAGTATTAATTAAAGATCAAGCAAGTTCAGTACAAAACGGTATCTATACAGTAACAGCAACTGGTGGTGCTTCAGCGGCTTTCGTATTAACAAGAAGTCCAGACGCAGACACAGCTGCTGAATTAACTGGCGGTACATTCTTCTTTACTGAAGAAGGAACAAATAATGCCGATAACGGTTATGTTGCAACACACAACGGAGTTCCTACATTTGGCACAACAAATATTACATTTGCTCAGTTCTCAGGTGCAGGTCAAATTAGTGCTGGTGACGCATTAACAAAAACTGGTAATACAATTGATGTTGCAGTTGATGACAGTTCAATCGAAGTAAGTTCAGACGCTTTACAAGTTAAGGCATTGGGTATTACAAATGCTATGTTAGCAGGTTCAATTGCAGCCGCTAAATTAGCAGGTTCAATACCTAATAATAAACTTTCAAATTCTACAATTGCTTTTGCTGATGATAGTTCATCATTAGTAACTGTTGATTTAGGATCAACTTTAGGAATTACAGGCGGTGAAGGTATTGACGCAACTGTTTCAGGTGCAGGTATCGTAATTACCGGTGAAGACGCAACAACATCAAACAAAGGTGTAGCATCATTTAGTTCGGATAATTTTACAGTATCCTCAGGTGCAGTAACAGTTACCTCACTAGATGGCGGTACATTTTAATTTTTAAAGGAAATTAAATGGCGACAATAATTAAATTAAAAAGAAGTACAACAGCTTCTTCGATACCTACTACAAGTAATTTAGCCGATGGTGAAGTTGCTGTTAACATTGCTGATAAAAAAATATATCAACGTAATGGTAATGATATTGTTGAAATAGCAAATACTAGTACAGCAGTTTCTCTCTCTAATATTAGTGTTGATTTATTACCTACTACTACTGGCAATATTGATATAGGTTCAATTACACAAAGTTTTAAAGATATATTTTTATCTGGCGCTCCTAAAAAACAAGTTAATATATACACAAATGCCGGTGGATTAAATAGTGCGGCTACTGGATTTGTTTTTAGATTTAATACAGATATAAAATATTTTAACCAAGTATATACTAGTTCAGGAGGATTAGGTACACCTGCGATTACAGCTCAATCAACAGTTTATGATGACAATAATCCAGCGTATCTATTTTAATAAATTATGGCAGATAAAACACCAATAAGATTAGTATTTACAGACGGCTCACCAACAGGTATTGCTGAATATCAAGCAGGCGATACAATTGCAAACCAATTTTTAAGTAATTCAGGTTTTACTTTAGTTGACGACAGTTCAACAGTTACAACTATCTCATTAGGTGAGAGTATGAAGATAGGTGGTGATACAGGTATTACTACTACTATATCAGGCGATAATATTTCAATAGATTTAGATGATACTGCTGTTACACCAGGTTCTTATGGTAGTGCAACATCAATACCTACTTTTACAGTAGATCAACAAGGAAGATTAACAGCTGCAGGATCAGCTAGTGTTGCTACAGATTTAACAATTGTAGATGATAGTTCTACAAGTGCAACGATTTCACTACTAACAGATACATTAAAAATTAATGGTACATCAAACGAAATAGAAACATCAATCTCTGGTGATAATATTACAATTGGATTACCAAATGATGTTACAATCGGAAATGACTTAACAGTTACAGGAGATTTAACAGTTAACGGTACAACAACAACAGTAAATTCAACTACAATAGAAATTACAAATTCATTTACTTTTGAAGGTTCAACAGCAGACGCTAATGAAACAACTTTAGGTGTTATTGATCCTACAGCAGATAGAACAATTAATTTACCAAATGCTTCAGGTACAATTGTATTAAAAGATACAACTGATACATTAACAAACAAATCAATTGATTTAGCAAACAATACATTAACAGGTAGTTTAACAGAATTTAATAGTGCTTTACAATCTGAAAGTTTTGCAGGTTTAGCTGCTACACAAACACTAACAAATAAAACTATTAATGGGCCTGATAACACATTAACAAATATTGCAAACAGTTCACTTTCTAATTCTACTATAACACTTGCTGGAGATTCTGGTAGTAATGCAGTTGATTTAGGAGATACATTAACTGTAAGTGGCGACACAGGTATTACAACAAGTGTAAGTGGTGATACTGTTTCAGTAGATTTAGATGATACTACTGTTACAGCAGGTTCTTATGGTTCTACTACACAAATTCCTACCTTTACAGTAGATCAACAAGGTAGATTAACAGCTGCTTCAACTGTTTCAGTTGCAACACAATTAGATATTGTAGATGATTCTTCATCATCATTAACAATTGATCTATTAACAGACACATTAAAAATTTCAGGCGATACAGGTATTACAACTTCCGTAAGTGGTGATACATTATCTATCGACTTAGATGATACAGCAGTAACACCAGGTTCTTATGGTAGTGCAACTGCTATTCCAACTTTTACTGTAGACCAGCAAGGTAGATTAACAGCTGCTGGTACAGCTAACGTTGCTACAGATTTAACAATAGTTGATGACAGTTCAACAAGTGCAACTATTTCACTTTTAACTGATACTTTATCAATCAAAGGAACATCAAACGAAGTAAACACATCAATTTCAGGTGATACAGTAACAATTGGTTTGCCGGATGATGTAACAATCGGACAAGATTTAACAGTTACGAGAAATGCCGTAATTACAGGAAACTTAACTGTAAACGGTACTACAACAACGGTCAATTCAAGTACAATTGAAATTACTAATTCATTTACCTTTGAGGGTGCAACAGCTGACGCATATGAAACAACTTTAGGTGTTGTTGATCCTACAGCAGATAGAACAATTGATTTACCTAATGCTTCAGGAACAATTGTTCTTAAAGATACTACAGACACATTAACTAATAAAACGATTAGTGGTTCTTCAAATACATTATCAAACATTGGTAATAGTTCATTATCAAATTCTACTATAACTCTTGCAGGAGATTCAGGTAGTAATGCAGTTGATTTAGGAGATACATTAACTATAAGTGGTGATACAGGTATTACAACTTCAGTTTCAGGCGATACTGTAAGTGTTGATTTAGATGACACAGCAGTTACTCCAGGTTCTTATGGTTCTACTACACAAATTCCTACTTTTACAGTAGATCAACAAGGAAGAATGACAGCGGCTGGTGTAGCTAATGTCGCAACAGATTTAACAATAGTGGACGATAGTTCAACAAGTGCAACTATATCACTATTAACAGACACACTAAAAATAATTGGAACATCAAACGAAGTTGAAACATCTATTTCTGGTGATAGTGTGATTGTAGGTTTACCAAATGATGTTACTATAAGTAATGACTTAACAGTAAACGGTTCAACTTCTCTAACTGGAAATGTAACTTTAGGAAACGCTTCAAGTGATACAATTTCAGTAACAGGTCGATTTGGAACAGCGTTAGTACCTGATACAAATATTACATACGATTTAGGAACTTCATCATTGAGATGGAGAGATATTTACTTATCAGGAAATACAATTGACTTGAACGGTGCAACAATATCAGGAGATGGAACAGGTTCAATACTAATTTCAGCTTCTGGTGCAACTCTACCAGCAGGTTCATTAGTAGGAACTGATACTATTGCATCCGCTGATACAGCAACAGGATTAGCAGTAAGAAATGTACCTTTTTATACGGCTGCTAGTGGTTTAAGTTCAGTAGCTAAAACATTTAAATTTAGTTCAGGTTCAAACGCTACTGTATTCACAGAAAATCAAACATTTACTTTAGCAAGTGGGACAAATGCAAGCAAGGTAGCATTATTTGTATTTTAATGGAAAAAAGTATTATAAATAGAATAAGGAGATTAATTTTATGTCAGTAAAAACGCCAATTAGAACGGTATTCGATAGTGATAATAATGCTACAGGTTTAGCAGAATTTCAATCGGGTGAATTTATTGGATTAACCCACGGTGGTTTAGGTGCCTCATTATCAATAGGTAGTGCAGGTCAAATTTTAAAAGTAAATTCAGGTGGATCAGCGTTAGAATTTGGTAACGTTGAAGCAGTAGTTAATATTGATGGAGCAACCGATTTAACAAGTTCAACACTAGTAGCAGGAGATCAGATTCTATTATCTGATGGTGGTACTGAAGGAAGAGTAACATTATCTCAAATTGATACATTATTTTCAGGTACAAGTAAATCTCTTACAAATAAAAATTTAACTGCTACATCAAATACTTTTAATCCAATAACGATTG